CAAACTAGTATGTCACCAGAAGAAGCTGTAGCAAAGTACGGCAAAGACAATGTAAAAGTTAAAAAAGGCGGACTTAACAACGGCGACGATATGGTATCAGTACTTGTTGCAGATGAAAGTTTTGATCCAAGTTCAGAGCCAAGCAAGCAAGATGCAATGGCAGACGAATTTATGTCAGCATATGAAAAAGGTGGTGAACCAGCACTAGCAAAAGCAATGGGCATAAGCGATCAAGAACTTGATCAAGAAATTACCGAGTACGGTATGGAACACGGCTTACACGCTGACGACGATAGAGATGATATTATCCAAGGTGTTATTGAACAAATGATCGATAATATGGACGAAGGCAATGCATACGCACACGCTGTAAAGAAAGCCAAAATGAATGGCAAGAAAAAAGGCGACAAAGTAGACGGTCCAGACGGTGATGAGATTACACTTGAAAAAGACGAAAAGACCCCATTAGGCGAATTTATCCTTTCTTATTACGATAAAGAAGCAGGCGAATTTCCAAAAGGCGAAACAGCAATACTTACTATGGTAGAAAAAGACTACGGTAACGAATTTATAGAACCTGCAAAACAGTTTATTACTAAAGTATACCAAGTAACAGAAGAATACAGAGAGCCTGAAACATCACCTGAATTCGAAAGAATGAGAGAACTAGCAGGCTTGAGATAAATAGAATTGGATGAATAATCCAAAAAGTTTTTTAAGTTTTTCTTTAAAAAAGACTTGACATTGTTTGTAGAATAGCATATAATAACAACTGTGCTACAAACAAATAGGCACTAGTAGCAATGTAGCTACTGCACATAGGCATAACATTTAGGAGGCATTAACTATGGCATCATTAGCAGAAATCCGAGCAAAGCTCAAAGCACAAGAAGCAGGCGCTTCAGGAAACCGTCAGTCAGGCGGTGATAACAGCATTTACCCATTTTGGAATATTAAAGAAGGCGAGTCGGCAACGATGCGTTTCTTACCAGACGGTAATGCAGATAACACATTCTTTTGGAAAGAAAGACTTGTTATCAAACTACCATTTGCAGGCGTAAAAGGTGAAACTGATTCACGCCCTGTACAAGTACAAGTACCGTGTATGGAAATGTACGGCGAAACTTGTAACATTCTTAACGAAGTACGTGGATGGTTTAAAGACCCAAGTCTAGAAGATATGGGTCGTAAGTATTGGAAGAAGCGTTCGTACATCTTCCAAGGGTTTGTAACTGATAACCCACTATCGGACGATACTACACCTGAGAATCCAATTCGTAGGTTTATTATTGGACCACAAATCTTCCAGATCATTAAGCAGGCGCTTATGGACCCAGATATGGAAGAACTGCCAACAGATTATACTGCTGGTGTAGACTTCCGTCTAAACAAAACTTCAAAAGGCGGATACGCAGACTATTCAACATCTAATTGGGCACGTAGAGATCGTCCATTAGGTGATACAGAAATGGCTGCTGTCGATACACACGGCTTGTTTAATTTAAATGACTTCCTACCTAAAAAGCCAGGCGAAGTAGAACTAAAAGTAATGCAAGAAATGTTTGAAGCATCAGTAGATGGCGAAGCGTTTGATATGGATCGTTGGGGACAGTACTTCCGTCCTGCAGGATTCGCACAACGCACAGGCGATCCACAAAAAGCAGCAAGCCCACAAGCAACTGCTGTAAGCCAAAGTGCTCCAGTAGAAACTGCTCCAGCGGCAGCACCAGAAGCAACTCCAGCACCAGCGGCTGAAGCAGCTCCTGCAGAAGGTGGCAACGCCCAAGACATTCTAGCAATGATTAGATCACGTCAAGGTTAATAGCAACTGAAAAGGGTTGCATTATTGAATAGCAACCCTTTTTTGTTTAACACAGCTTAATAGGAGAAAAAATGGCTAATAAATCGTTCGATCCGACTAAGTTCCGTAAGGACTTAACAAAATCCATCTCAGGAATGAGTAGTGGATTCAACGATCCTAAAGATTGGATCAGCACAGGTAACTATGCACTAAACTATCTTATTAGTGGCGACTTTAACAAAGGTGTTCCGCTTGGTAAGGTAACTGTGTTTGCAGGAGAATCTGGTGCAGGTAAATCATATATCTGTTCAGGTAACATTGTAAAGGCAGCACAAGAGCAAGGTATCTTTGTAGTACTAATTGACTCAGAGAATGCTCTTGATGAAAGTTGGCTACACGCACTAGATGTAGACACTTCAGAAGACAAACTACTTAAACTTAATATGTCAATGATTGATGATGTTGCTAAAACACTGTCAACATTTATTGCAGACTACAAAACAATGGATGAAGAAGATCGTCCTAAAGTATTGTTTGTAGTTGATAGTTTAGGTATGTTACTAACACCTACTGATATTGATCAGTTTAACAAAGGTGATATGAAAGGTGATATGGGTCGTAAGCCCAAGCAGTTAACATCACTTGTTCGTAACACAGTTAATATGATTGGTTCGCTTAACGTAGGTTTAGTATGTACTAATCACACTTATGCATCGCAAGATATGTTTGATCCAGATGATAAGATTAGTGGCGGTTCAGGCTTTATCTATGCATCAAGTATTGTTGTTGCAATGAAAAAGATGAAGCTAAAAGAAGACGAAGATGGTAACAAGATCAGTCAAGTTATGGGTATCCGTGCTGGCTGTAAGGTTATGAAGACACGTTATGCAAAACCGTTTGAAGGTGTACAAGTAAAGATTCCATACTCAACAGGAATGAATCCTTATAGTGGTTTGCTTGAATTATTTGAAGCAAAAGACATTATTAAAAAGCAAGGCAATAGACTTGCATACACTACACTCGATGGTGAAGAAATTCTTGATTATCGTAAAAAGTGGATTGGAGAAAACCTTGACAAAGTTATGTCGGATTATCTTATAAAAGAATCAGAAGTGGTAAATACCTCTGATGACGTTACTGAAGATATAGAAGAAGACGACTTACAACCAATCGAGGAGTAGAATATGGAAGATACGCAAATAGTTGATATCTGGACATTGTTTAAAGAATATGTTGATAAAAAACACGTTGAGCAGGCTGCTGAACGTTATGTAGATTTAATGGCTGATTGCGGCACAGAAGATCAATCATTTATTTCTGCACTAGGGCACGATACTGCGTTAGATATTGCTATCAATTATTATCTAGATCTTGACGATGATGATGTATTAGAAGAAGAAGTAGAGTGGGATGAATAATGGGTTGGTATAGCGAAGTATCTCGTGACATAAGCAAAATACCACAAGCAGTTGCTTACTTTGAAAACGAAATAGTTGATGCTCGCAAAGAGGTTAAACTAGTTGGAAATGTAGAACGTGCGGCAGCAAGTATGCCAGGTATTGTTGAACAACGATTCAATCAACTTCAGGAGATTGAAGCTATACTAAACTATTTAAATATTGAGCTACGCAGGTTGCGTAGCTCATTTTTTAAGAAATATCTTGAAAACTATCAACGAGCTCTGTCAAGCCGTGACGTTGAAAAATACGTAGACGGTGAGGCAGATGTCGTTGACTACGAAAAGATTATTAATGAATTTGCGTTATTACGTAACAAGTGGTTAGGTGTACTCAAAGCTCTTGATCAGAAACAATGGCAAATAACAAATGTTGTTAAGCTAAGAGTGGCGGGTATGGAAGATGCCACGTTATAATGTTTTATTAGGATGTGATCAAAAATATTACGACGACTGGGCTGTACCTTTACTAAAAAGTATTCAACGACACAATCCTTGGCTTAGTTTACATTGTCATATTGTAAATCCAACAGTTGAAAATTCTTTAGATAATGTTAGTATAACTACTGAAAAACGAGAATTTTTAAACGACGAAGCAAAGATATCTTATTTACAAAGTGTTAGGTTTCTTGCAGTTGCTGAAAAATTCAACAAGAATGAAAACGTAGTTACCCTTGATGCAGACAGTATTTGTACACGCCCAATAGTTGAATCTACTGAAATGGAAAATATTTTTCAAAAGCAATATGTTTTAAAACATCATAAAGAAGATAGATGGCTTGCTGGACTTGTAGTGTTTAATCAAAACGGTTTTAGACAAGAACTACATAAAGAATTAACATCGGTTCCATTTGATGAATGGTTATGGGGTAGAGATCAAACAGTGTTAAATACATTTGCAGATGAATTTAATTTTGAATCAGTTGGCAAACAATGGATGTCAATAGGTAAAAATAAAAGTCATAGTATATTTTTAACACTAAAGGGTGAACAAAAAAATACTAAAAAATATCTCGATATCTATAAAAAATATATATAATGGATAAAAATAATTTAGTATTAGGTATAAAAGAAATGTATAGGAATCATCCTATGCCTAATCTTCCTAATTTTAAATTAGTTTCTTTTAAAGATAAAGAATTACTTGCATCAGCAGATGCTTATATACAGCATAACATACTTGGGCAGAAACGTAAAAGTCTTAACAAGTATTATCAATATATTTTAGATAGTAAAAAGCCTTTTATAGTTGCTGAGAGTGCAGTGTTTAGACGTAATATGATACAGCCTCCAAACCCAATGGCATATCACAGATACAGTTGGACTAGTTACTTTCAAAATGAAGGAGACTACTGTAATGAAAATTGTCCGTCAGATAGATGGCACAGAATACAAGCAGAACAAAATATAGAAATTAAACCTTGGCGCACTACAGGCGATTATGTGTTAGTTATATTACAACGCCCAGGCGATAGTAGTTTAAAGAACCTTATTAACACTCATAAAACATATGAAGGCTTTGTAACGTATACTCTTAATCAAATTAAAAAGTATACAAAGAGACCTATTAGGGTGCGTATGCATCCTTTAAGACAAGAACAACAATTAGAAATATTACAAAAGTTTGATGTCGAAATAAGCACTAACACACACGGCGCCGGATTACTAGAGGGCGGTGACGGGCTATACGAAGATTTTAAAAATGCATACGCTGTAGTAGGATTTAATTCTAATGCACTAACTGAAAGTGTATGCGAGGGTATTCCTACATTTAGTATGTGTGCTAGTTCAATGGCCTGGCAATGTAGTAACAAAGATTTAAAACGTATCGAAAATCCAACGTTTTTTGCTAGAGAACAATGGCTATATAACTTAGGTTATTGTCAATGGCGTGAAGATGAAATAGCACAAGGCACTCCTTGGTTTCATCTATTAAAACGTTACAATTAATAAACCATTCTAAACTTTTATTATATTAGCACATAATAAATACCAGTATGAATATAGTTTTAGTCACAGGCGGATTTGATCCGCTACACTCCGGACACATAGAATACTTTAAAGCAGCGAAAGAACTAGGAGATCACTTAGTTGTAGGTGTTAATAGTGACGAATGGTTAACACGCAAAAAGGGCAGACCTTTTATGTCGTTTGATGAACGGTGTGCAATTATAAAAGAACTTAGTGTTGTAGATGAAGTTATAGGTTTCAACGACATAGACGATACTGCTAATCACGCAATATTTCAATTACAAAGCACAACAGGGTCAAGTACGAAAATTATCTTTGCTAATGGCGGGGATAGAACAAAGTCTAATATACCCGAAATGCAATATACTAATGTAGAATTTGTATTTGGCGTAGGCGGCGAGAACAAAGCCAACAGTAGTAGTTGGATACTCGACGAATGGAAGACACAAAAGACTGAACGTGACTGGGGCTACTGGCGTGTGTTAGATCACAAACCTGAGCAAGGTTATAAAGTAAAAGAACTTGTAATATATCCGGGTAAAAGTTTAAGCGATCAAAAGCATTTCTTACGATCAGAGCAATGGACTGTACTTGAGGGTACAGTAAAAATGGATACAGAGTGGAATAATGTACAAAGCTGTATAATATTAGAACAACATAGTAGACCATTTGAAATTGGCAAACAAGTTTGGCATAAGGCAAGCAATCCTGGAACAGAGAACACTCATATACTAGAAGTACAATGGGGAGAACAATGCGTGGAGCAAGATATTGAAAGACGATAAGTTAAAAATTTATGTAGGATGGGATAGCAGAGAAGACATTGCGTACACAGCGTGTAATCAGAGTATTATTGATACAGCATCAGTTGATGTAGATATTATTCCGTTAAAACAAAAGACACTTCGAAATGACGAGTTGTACTGGAGAGAAAAAGATAAACTTGCAAGTACAGAATTTACATTTACTAGATTCCTTGTTCCAGAACTTCAAGAGTTTAAAGGATGGGCATTGTTTATTGATTGTGATTTTATTGCTCTTGAAGATGTTAAAAAGTTGTTTGATCAAAAGGACGACAAATATGCAGTAATGTGTGCTCAGCACGACTATACACCTAAAGAAGGTACAAAGATGGACGGCAAAGAACAACATCAATACCCACGTAAAAACTGGTCTAGTATGATGTTAATAAATTGCGGCCATCCTAGTAATAAAAAATTAACTAAAGAATTAGTTAATAATGAAGATGTTACTGGTGCATACTTACATAGATTTAGTTGGTTAGACGATAAAGAAATTGGCGAATTAAGTCACGAATGGAATTGGTTAGTTGGATGGTACAAAGAACCCGAAGACGGTAAGCCTAAGTTTTTACATTACACAGAAGGAGGACCTTGGTTTCCTGAATACTACGATTGCGAATACGCAAGCGAATATTATAAAAATGAACGCAAGTCTCTTTTAAATAAAACTAAACATATATCAAACAAGTATTCAGCTGAAAAGCGATCACCTAATTTAATTAGTAATTTAACATTACCAGAAAGTTTACGAGAATCTATCGAAGCATTAACATATGCAACAATTGATCCTACAGGAACTTACTACGGTCATACTGAGGAAAATGCAATGACGATTATACAAAACAAATTTCAACAAGGAAAAACTGCAAAAGTAGCAGCAATATTTAACGATGACTTAGATTATAAAAATAAGTCATATGTTTATGACGAATATTTAGAAGCATTTAGCTTAGGCGCTAATGGTAAGTTAAGTACTTGGGATCAAGAAAAAGATACTAAATGTCCCTTAGTTATTCGTGGTGTTGGTAAGTCTAGTAGAGAAGCTGTTATGCATTGTTGGGAAACAGGTAGAGATTTTTATGCTATTGATACAGGATATTTTGGTAATTCAAAAAGCAAATCAAAAGGTTGGCATAGAGTTACAAAAAATAACTTACAAGATTATGGCCCAATTATTGAACGTCCTACAGATAGATTACTAGGATGGAAATATAAAAAATTTAAACGCGGCAAAAAAATATTAATTTGTCCTCCTAGTGATAAAGTTATGAAGTTTTTTGATCAACCAGATCCGCAAGAATGGACAAATCAAGTAGTTCAAGAATTAAGAAAATATACAGACAGACCAGTTGAAGTGAGACTAAAACCTAACAGAACACACAGAATAACTGGTAATTCTATTGAAGACGCACTATCAAGAGATGTTCATTGTCTTATAACATATAATAGTATTGCTGCTTTAGAAGCGTTAAATTTTGGAAAACCTGCTATTGCACTTGGACCTAATTGTGCATCGATGGTTTGTAACACTTCACTAGAAGAAATTGAAAACTTACACAAACCTGACAAAGATGAAATGACAGCACTAATGTCGCATCTAAGTTACTGTCAGTTTTCAAGAGGTGAGCTAATGAGTGGGTTTGCCTGGGATATAATAAATGCAACATCGGCTCCTCAGGTTCTATCTAAATGAAAGTAGTTAGTTACTATAATGTAGTTCCTAATAAAAACAAAAGCCAAGAAAAATTTGACATACTTACTAAATTTATTCAAGGTGTAAATGCTGCTGGGGACACCGGAATCGTACACAGAGGATACGACTTGCAAAAGTGTGATGTTGGAATGATTCAAGGTTGGCAACACGAGGTTGGTAAAAATGCACCTCACTTACAACTACGGCAACGTGTGATGCAACGCACAGCAAACAAACGAGTATGCACAGCAGATGCAAACTTGTTTTTGTATGCAAACAAAACAAATCATCCACATCATTATTTAAGATATAGTTTTGACGGGGTATTCCCAAATACCGGAGAATACTTTGATAATAATCCAAATCCTAAGCGTTGGCAACAAATATCTAAGCATCTAAATATAAGTTTAGAACAACCAAAACTAAATGGTAAAAATATTGTAATATGTTTACAGCGAAATCAAGGTTGGAGTATGGGTAAGTTGCCAGTTGTACAATGGCTTGAAAATGTTATATTAGAAATTAAAAAATATTCAGACAGAAAAATTGTTATTAGGCCGCATCCGGGAGATAAAAAAGCTATAATTCACTACTTACCACAATTGATGCAGAAGTATAAACATAATCCTAGTATAAAAATTTCTTCTGCTGGGACACCGTTAGAACAAGATTTACAAAAAGCGTGGGCTGTAGTAAACCATAACAGTAGTAGTATAGTTGGCCCATTAATTCAAGGATACCCTGGTTTTATTACAGACCCTGTTAAAAGCCAATGTGCAGAAGTTTCTCATAACGGGTTTAGTCAACTTGAAAATCCGCAACAATTTGATAGACAACAATGGTTAGAACGTATTAGTATGTTGCATTGGAACTTTGAAGAATTAGAGAATGGTACTGCGTGGAAACATATGCGTAACTATGTTTAATTATTTCCAATAGTCTTCGGTTCTATTAACCATAATATCAGATACACGACTGCGTCCTTCTTCTTTGCGAACGCCTTTCATATGATCCATCCATTTACCTAATACACTATTAATTAAAGGATGTCCGCCACCGCCTGTGCGAGCTTCTTTTAAATACATTTCAGCACTATAATCTAACACGTTAGGAAAATCTTTTTTCATATTATTAAGAATGTGTCCAAACACAAAACTATCGTGCCATTCTTCTAATAAGAATATACCTTGTTCAGCTTCTTCGTATACACGT